GCATTTTGAAACCAGAGGTGAGATGGTATTCAAAAAGCAGAATAGTCCTGAAACTATTCATATGACTATTGATCCTACTAGTGGTGTTAGTATTAAGAATCAGTTAGATTTAGCAACTGCTACTATTCTTGATAAGGATGGACAAGCAGGAAGTAGTGGTCAAGTATTAAGTTCAACTGGAACTGGACTTGATTGGGTTAGTGTTTCTAGTGGATCTCCTGGTCCTCCTGGACCTCCTGGACCTCCAGGTTCTGATGGTGAAGATGGTACTCCAGGTATTCCAGGACCTCCTGGGGAATCAACGACTACCGATCAAGGATTTAATATGGTACAGTGGACTACTACCACTAATGCAAGTCATGTGTACTATACTCCAGATACAACCAAATATAATAGGTGGATTGTAATCGTCACTGGCGGTGGCGGTGGCGGTGGGGGAGGTTCTGCTGTTAACGCTGGAGGTGGTGGCGGTGGTGCTGGTACTGGAATAAGAGAATATACTAAAGCACAAATGGATTCTAATAGTTATTATAGTGGGCAATGTCGTATTTTTGTAGGACAACCTGGATCTGGTGGAACAGGTGGTGGTAATGGTGGTAATGGAAATTACTCTGAATTTGTAGCACCTGATGGAACCGCAACCTTTGGTCATAGTGGTTATGGTGCTGCTGGTGGTAACAGTGGAGCCATAGCTGCTGGTGGTAATGGTAGGTTTGGTACTGGTGACGTTGAATGTGGTGGTGATGAAGGTCATCCTGGAGATAATGGAATCACAGGACATGGTGGTGGTACTTTCTGGGGTGGTGCAGCCTATGACTCAGCTGGCAGAGGTGGTAGAGGTGGTCAAACTGGTAGTAATAATGGTGGTGACGGTGGTCATGGACAAATAGTTCTGTTGGAGTTTGCTTAATCGATTATGTCTTCTTTTAGTAGTAAATCTTTAGTTGAGATATTGGGACTTACTCGTTCTCAAGTCATAGCATCTAAAAATACTGAGTTCAATTCTTTTAGAACTGGTATTGGAACTGATCGATTAGATTTTGCTGTAGTTCAGGATGGAACTAATATAGTAAATAACATTTATGTTGGGTATGCAGATACTTCTAAAAATCCAACTAATTCAGAAATAGGATTTGCTGGACATTATACTGTTGGTATTGGTAGTACATATAGAGGAACTTTTAATGATATAGATAATCAATGCCTTGTAAGACTTGGTTGGAAATATACTCAATCATCTGGATTTTATGATGCTCATGATTATACAGAAGAATGGACTGCAGGTTTAAGGCAAACTAGAGATAAATTTTTACTTGAATCAGATTGGTCTCAAGGTGCTGATTCTCCATTAAGTTCTAGTAAAAAAACTGAGTGGGCTACATATAGGCAAGCATTGAGAGATTTACCTGCAAATACTTCAGATCTTGCAAATCCACCTTGGCCAACAAAACCATCATAGATTAAGAATATGGCAGCGTTTGATTTTCCAAATAGTCCTAGTGTAGACGATACCCATACAGAAAACGGTGTTAGTTGGAAGTGGGATGGATATGCTTGGAAAAGAGTTGAATCAGAAGGACCTGCAGGACCTCCTGGACCTCCAGGTAATGATTCAACAGTTCCAGGTCCTCCAGGTCCTAATGGTCCAACAGGTCCAACTGGTGGACCTGGCCCTAATGGTAATGATGGTGGTGATGGTCCTCCAGGTCCCGATGGTCCTCCAGGTCCTCCAGGTTCAGGTGGTACTGCTGGTCCTCCAGGTCCCGATGGTCCTGATGGTCCTACAGGACCTCCAGGTGCTGATTCGACTGTTCCTGGTCCGACTGGTCCTCCTGGTTCAACAGGAGATGATGGTCCTCCAGGTCCCGATGGTCCTCCAGGTCCTCCAGGTTCAGGTGGTGGTGATGGTCCTACAGGTCCTCCAGGTCCTAATGGTCCTACAGGTCCAACAGGTCCTACAGGTCCAAGTGGAACAGGTCCTACAGGGGATGATGGTCCTCCAGGTCCCGATGGTCCTCCTGGTCCTCCAGGTGGTTCAGGACCTCCAGGTAGTTCTGGACCTCCAGGTCCTCCAGGTAGTGCTGCTAGTGGATCAGTTCCTTCAGGAGCTAGAATGTTATTTTTGAGCTCATCTGCACCTACTGGATGGACTAGAATTAGTTCTTTTGATGGTAGGGCGATACAGATTTCAAGTTCTGGTGGTGGAACTTCTGGAACTGTGAATTGGAGTAATGTTTTTGATGATCGTACTAACTGGACTAGTGCATTAGTTCAAGGTCATACTGATTATCATACATTATCACCAGCTCAAGGACCAGTTCATGGTCACTATTATGATGTTCCTCGTGGTAGTTGGGGTGGACAATATGGTTTCCAAGATACTGCAAATGCTGGTTCTTCTGGAACTCAAGCAGTTGTTGGTAATACTCCTGGTGGTGATCCTCATCGTCATGGTATTGACGAAACTACCAATGTTGGTGTATACTATAACCATAATATTAAGTATGCTACTGCTATAGTATGCCAAAAGAATTAGAATGAAGATTGAAGCAGGTAAATTTTGCCCTTTAATTGGTAAAGATTGTATTGGATTACAATGTTCTTGGTTCACTGAAGTGAAAGGTTATCATCCTCAAACTGGACAAGAGATTGATGAGTGGGAGTGTGCTATTAAGTGGTTGCCTGTTTTATTAATTGAAAATTCTAAAAAGCAATATGAAACTGGTGCAGCCATTGAATCATTTAGAAATGAAATGGTTAAGAATAATGAAAATGTGAAAGAACTTTATGTTCAAACTGTAAAAGAAAAATTATCACAACCTAGACAAATGCATAATATAAGCGGAGCTATAGAAGAATGAAATTATCATTTTTACCAACAGAAAAGATTATTACTATAAATGGAAAGTCTGTAACAGGAGTCACAACAGATATATCTTGGGTTCCTTCAGATGTTTATGCAGTTTTTTGGGATGATAATTTTCAACCTCTTGGAATATCTACAGGACATATACAATATAACGATGGAAAGCATCAAGTTGGTATAACAACAACAGGGATATATTGGCAAGCAGTTACTGATCATGCTAATGAAATACAAATGATTAGTGATGCAAGGGAAGCAGCAAGAGATCATTTAGCAGAAGTTAAATCTTATAGAAATGCTTTATTGGCATGGTCTGATTGGACTCAATTTAATGATTCTCCATTAAGTTCTAGTAAAAAAACTGAATGGGCAACTTATCGTCAAGCATTAAGGGATATTCCAGAAACAATAGCAGGTGATTCTAGTTTGACTGCAAAAATAATGGCAGATGATCACACTCTTTCTACTTGGCCGACACAACCTTCATAAATGTGTTATAATATTTAAATATTGGTAAAAAAATAATGAATGATCTTATTCAAGCAATTAAAATTCTTAGTGTATCTGATTTGAAAAAAATTAATAAGTATGCTGATACTTTGGTTTTTGATGATAATACTGTTTTTTCTGATGCAGACAAAGATAAAGGGTCAAGAGTAGATACTTCTATTAGATCTAGTACTGGTGTATCTTTAAATGATGAACATGAAATAACTGAACTTATTCATAATGCTATGAATAGGGGGTTAGATGAATATAAGAGAAGAGTACAAAAGATTCATACTAATTTTAGTTATTATCCTGTTCCTGGTGGATATGGAAGTCAATCTTGGCGTGAAGGAATACAGATATTAGATTATAGAAAGGGGCAAGAATATAAGTTTCATCATGATGCAGCAACACATGAACAACAGAAAGAATATCATAGAAAAATATCTGTTATATTATATTTACAAGAAGCAACTAAAGGTGGAGGAACTTTATTTCCACATTTGGGAATAAAACCAAAACCAGGTTATGCTTTAATATTTCCATCTAATTGGTGTTACCCTCATGCAGGTGAACCAGTTTATGCTGGAAAAAAGAGAGTTGCTGTTACTTGGTATTATGTTCAAAAAGTCTAAGGAGTAATTATGGAAACTGATGAATGTGTGCAAGACATTATAGTTGATGTCTGTAAAAAGAGAATTACCTTGATTAGTGATGAAGGTGAAACACGGATTGTTGAATGTGATAATACAGATCAGTTTATGTCAGTGATGGAAGTCATAAGGAATACTGCTGATCCTGAAATTATTACTTACGTTGATCCAGTAACTAAAGATAATCAGGTAAGCTAAATAGAAACATAGAAATATTTTGGCCAATATTCTCCAATGCCTTTAAATAAGTTAGAAAATTTTATAAAGAATAGTGAAGGGCGTATTCTTTATGTAAATCCAAATGACCTTGATGCTACTGATGGTATTGAGAATCAAGGAAACTCGTTAACAAAACCTTTTAAAACGATTCAAAGAGCCCTTATTGAATCTGCTAGATTCTCTTATCTAAAAGGTAGTGATAATGATATAGTAGAGAAAACAACTATATTACTATTTCCAGGTGAACACCTTGTAGATAATAGACCAGGATTTGGTATAAAGGATGTTAATGGAACTGCTACAGCAATTAGTCCTAGTAGTTCAGAATCTGGAGCACAGAATACACTTACATTAACTCTTAATTCTAATTTTGATTTAACTCAAGAAAATAATATACTTTATAAGTTTAATAGTACGGAAGGTGGTGTAATTGTTCCAAGAGGAACTTCAATTGTTGGACTAGATTTAAGAAAGACAAAGATAAGACCTAAGTATGTCCCTAATCCTACTGATGATAATGTAAAAGACACTGCAATCTTTAGGGTTACTGGTGCTTGCTATTTCTGGCAATTCTCTATTTTTGATGGAGATGATGCTACTTTAGTATATACAGATCCTACTAATTTCTCAACTAGTAATCAATCAAAACCGATATTTTCTCACCATAAACTAACTTGTTTTGAGTATGCTGATGGTATTAATAAGTTAGATAAGTTTGGTGGATTAACTGATTTAGACGTTTACTACAGTAAATTATCTAATGCTTATAATAGAGCATCTATTAGAGATATTGATGAGAAGTTTCCAGTTTCTTCAGGTGGATTTGCAAAATCAAGACCTGAGTATGAAATAGTTGGTGCATTTTCTTCAGATCGTATTCAGATACAGAATATTATTTCTGGTGATGGTAATACTG